TGGAGTTGGGCTTTCTGTGCCATTGCCGCCAGCTTGATGTCTTCCTTCTTCTTGAGGGCATCAGTTTCAACAGCATTTTTAGCAACAAGGGCTTGGAGTTTGATCGTTTCTGGATCTTGCTGTCCTTGACCTTGCTGTTCTTGTTGTTGTTTGGCTTGCCCCATTTGAGCAACTTGGCTTCCAAGTTCATCAACGCCACGTTGGAGTTGTTGCATCTGCTGTGCAAATTGTTTTGCCAATGCTTTCTTGGAAGGATCTTTCTCAATAAATCCAAGGTGTGCGACAAGGTGCGGCCCTTTAAATCGCATGAGACAGGCATAAAGATCACGCAGAAGTTCAAATGCTTCATCATCAATAGATCCTTGGGCTTGATTTGCATTGGGGTTAGCACCCATTGACTGCATGACTTGTTGCGCTTCCTGCATGGAAACCATTGCATCTTGGATATGACCCTTGAAGTGTTCGACATGATTCTGATCGGGATAAACCATGAAGTTAGCAGGATTTCCTTTAGGATCAGTCATGCCAATGTTCTCCATTGAGATAATTCCACGCTCATCTGGAATATCCACTTTGGTCTTCTGGAAGTAACGATTAACATTCTGCCTTCCATTAAGTGCGGCAATCGCATCTGTAATGGCATTGGCTTGTCCCTCATTCATTGGAGTCATTCCAGTAAGAGAAACGGTTTGTTGAGCCGCCATGAGTTTATAAGATGGGCTACCAGATCCAGCCAACATATTGCTTTCTAGGTTTTCAATGTTTTTCCAATCCCATGCTTCTTTTGGAACTCCATTCTCATCCATGAAGTCCATGAATTGTTCCTTGAGTTTGTAACCATTACCACCCTTTGTAGTATTGCTCATACGCTTGTATAGCAAGCGGAGCCATCGGGTTTGGTTATCGTTGAACCTGCGAATTTGGGTTCCTTGGAGCTTGGCAGATTCAGCGGCATCAAGTTCAGCTTCACCTTTTGTCCTCTGTTTACCACCTCTTGTTGTTTGACTAATGTTGTATGCACCGATTCCACGATACATATCGGCTTGGTAATATTGCATTCCTGAAAACAACTCATTAAGAGGAACGCTTAAATTTATTTGAACTGGATCAACATCTTGGGGAAGGATCATCCAAGGTTGCCACTCCATTTGCTTTAGCTTCTTGGTTGATTCAGCGGTTCCACCTTTAAGCATCAATCGGGTACTCCAATCCATTGCATCAAATGCACGATTCATGTGAATGTCATACGCACGACATTGAATGAAGACAGATTCGGCAAGACCTTGAATCTCATGCCAGATTCCACTTCCTGTAGAATCACACATGGGGGCAATAATATCAGCCCATCCATCTCCATCTTTTTCTACCCAATCTTTTCGGTAATAAAGGAACCCAGTTTGGTCACGATATTCTTCTTCTGTAAGATCCTTGCGTCCATTTTCTTTATATCCAAGGACAAGTCCTCCATAGTTCTGAAGCAATAGCATTTTAGAAATGCTTCCATTAAACTCCATGATATACAGTTCATAAAGTTCAATGCGGAGAGTATAAAGACGAGAAAGATTTAGATTTCCGCTGGCAACATCACGCAACCATTCAGTATTGGTATATGTATTACGGTAATTAGTGGTGAACATCCGAAGAGCATCTACGCAAGCCCAGAAATTCCACCCCATATCGGTAGCATATTTCCTAGCCTTTTCTGGGTCTTCCTCCCCTCCCGTAATCTTGAGCCAGAACTCAAGCGGCGTATAGGAACGTTTGATGCAAATCTCCCCCAAGTTCGTGAGATCTGCGAACGTTTTGTCTGGAATTAGCACATTAGAATTGTGAAAGCTCTTGGTAGGCCAGCCATCACGATCTTCTGCAATTTCAAACCCCTTTCCGTAAAGGGTCATCTCCTCAACGTCTAGTTCCACGTTGTAGTTATAACTGTTCCACGAACGAAGCATTCGATCAAATCCAATACTGATAAGATCACTCCATTCCTTCTTTTCGGTAGGATTACCAAGTTTTGTAGTAATATTTGCGGCTGTATTACGCTCCATTACCATGTCCACAAATGAAGATTTTTGGTTATCGACAATAAACTTCATCTGACGGAATGGCACATTACTCATTCCAGAAAGCTGACGGGATGCTACTTGGCTATAATCAGTTGGGGGGAAACCTTTATAGCACTTGTAAATACGACCCCACTTTCTTTCACGACCAGCATTATCCAACCGCAAGTTCCAACAAATAGTAAAAGCTGAATTGGCATCCCGAACCCTGCTTGAAGGAGCTACGCCATTGGAATTAATATTATTGAATCCCCATGTGGAAACTCCTTCTGCTTGAACTGGTTTTTTAGATTTTGCCATTTTAGCCTAACGCTTGATTCATTGCTTGTCTGCGCTTTTGGCAAGCGGTGCAACCCTTTGCGGTTTGCTCAAGGTTAGTCTTAACCCCGATGCTTGCCGCAACACGATCACCAAGATTAGCAAATGAGTGAATTACATTTGCAACCTTGTCTCCCGCTTCTTGCCAACAGTATTGACCGCCGATTCTATTACAAATCTGCTGTTCTATCAAGTAATCTAAATTATCTGGTACAGCAACGTTATTAATTGTCATGTCGCTAGATACTTTTTGAGTGAATGATCTACCATAGGGAAGATCCATTCCATTAACACGATAGGTATTACCTTTATCGTCGCTATATTGATACCAGAGTCCTCCGGGTATAGAAGCGTTCTTATCTTTTAATCTCATAGGTTGCTTCTCCTACTTGCCTTCTTGTAGAAATTTTGTCAATCTTTTTACACATGACATACAATGGATTGAGTTTGGTGCAACCACAGGACACAACATATGGTCTTTCGTTTTTAGAAAGTTCCCCACAATTTGTTCGTGAGTTAGTTGCATATCGCTTGACCCGTGGAGAGTTTGGAAGGCGTGAGCGCATCAAGATGGGAATCAAAATGAATGAATGTGGTTTGCTTTCACCAACACAACACATGATCAATGCCTTCCAATTGATTTATGGTAACGATGTTTTACTACAATCGCAGGGAATACCCAATAATTATGCTTTAGACATCATTGATTTGTTCTGTAATGAGAACGATTGGGGCATTGCAGGGTGTGCAAGTAGTGGAAAGACCTTTTCTGTTGCGGCTTGCATCGTTGTAGATTGGCTTTGCGCTCCAGATTATACCTCTACATACGTTGCATCTACATCTTTAGACGCTTCAGAAGACCGTTTATGGGGCAAAGTTTGTACCCTTTATCGCATTGCCATGCGAAATATACAGGCACAACATGGAAAAGATGCCTCCATTGGACACCTTGTAGAGTATCGAAGGATGATTGTTTTTGAATCTATTGATACAAAAGATACCGAAAGAGACTATACAAATGCCATAAAAGCCTTGGCTTTCCCCCGTGGAGGAGAGGGAAAACGCTCCGTAGAGAATACAAGGGGTCGCAAGAATGCTAGGATGCGTCTATTTCTTGACGAGTTGGCTGAAATGGATCTCTTTGCCCTAGATACTCGTGTGAACCTTGGAGCCAATCCTGACTTCATCTTTGGGGGTATGGCAAACCCTTCCAATACTGCCAATAATCCCCATACAGAACTATGCCAGCCAGACGACCCTATGGAATGGGATGCTGTAACCCGATATACAAAAAAATGGAAGACTAGAACTGGCGTTGCGTTGCACCTATCTGGAGAGGACAGCCCCAATTTTAAGGTTCCAGATGCAGAAATTCCACCTTTTGACAGGTTTTTGACTGTAGAAGGTGAGGCCGCTACCCTAAAAAGATGCTACGGAAACAAAAATGCCCTAGAATATTGGCGAAATGTCTATGGATGGTGGCCCGATTCCTCTGTAGAACTGACAATTTTCTCAAAACAGTTCATTCAAGGCTGTGATATTGGTTGGCAACCAGTATGGAGTGGCAAAACAAAGGTTGTTTGTGGCTTTGATCCTGCATTTACGGCTGGCGGAGACAGATGTGCGGCTTCTTTTTGCCGCCTTGGGCCAAATGATACTGGCAGAAGCCTTGGTTATTACCTCGGAACTAGAGAATATAGCAGTTCTGTTGGAGAAGTATTTGAGGAAAGCATTGCAATGCAGATAGTTAAGGATTGTTTGGAGTATGGAGTTCACCCTAGAGATTTTGGATTGGATATATCTGGCGATGGAGGAAAGATGATGAGGGCAATTATCATTGAATGGAGCAAATTCCATCCTGAAGCCATGTTTGTATTCCCAATTTCCTCTATGGGAATGCCCACAGAGAGGAAAATATCAAACCTAGATCGCAGGACTTGCAAAGAAGCATATGATCGGCTAGTTACAGAGTATTGGTTTGCCGTCCATACTGCCATGTCCACCAAGTCCCTTGTTGGAATTGATCTGGAAACCCATGCCCAAGTAGTCAATGAACTCTGTTCTAGGCTATACCAGCACAAAGGCAGAAAGGTTTCAGTTGAAAAGAAGGTAGATATGAAGGCAAGAATCAAGAAGTCTCCCGATTTGGCTGATTCTTTGACCTATGCCGTGGAGATGCTACGCAGGGCTGGACTAGAGTTTACCTTTGCAGAAGAATCAGAATCCTTGGACATCCAAGAGATCCGTGATTGGGAACGCCATTTGATCTTTGAAAAAGGTAAAAGTGATGACCCTGCAAGTGATGAAGATATGAGCTATGCAGGA